CCGTGGGACGAGGACCATCTACCTAATTTACAACATGTCATACAAAGTTACGACACAGCGTTTTCGAAAAAAGAAACGGCTGACTACAGCGCCATCACAACTTGGGGTGTGTTCTTTCCAGAAGAAGGGGGAGCCCCTAATATTATTTTATTGGATGCCATACGGGGTAAATATGATTTTCCAGAACTTAAAGCCGTGGCTCTTGACGCACAGAAGTATTGGGAACCCGAAACGATTATTGTTGAGCAGAAAGCGAGTGGTGAGCCGTTGACTCAAGAGCTAAGACGCATGGGTATTCCAGTGGTACCATTTACTCCAACGCGTGGCAATGACAAACACACCAGAGTAAACAGTTGTGCCCCGGTCTTTGAAAGTGGAGCCGTCTGGTATCCGTTTGGTGAAAAATTTGCCGAAGACGTCATTGACGAATGTGCTTCTTTTCCTAATGGTGCTAATGATGACTATGTAGATTCCACGACTCAGGCCATACTACGATACAGACAAGGAAACTTTGTTGAGTTATACTCAGATTATAAAGATGATGAAGATCGTCCTGAGAAAACCTATAATTACTACTAGGCTTAAACATGGTTGATAAGTATCAAGAAAGACAAGAAGAAAGAGTTGATGACCTTAAAAATTTAGGTATTTTAGCAGGCCTTGGCGCTGTTGCGGTAGGTACGGTACCTGCACTTAAAAAAGGCAAACAGCTTTTTCAATTAGGCAAAAAACTTTATCAAGGTATTGGTAAAAAAGTAGAGAACGGTGCATTAGACACACCTCCACCTAAAACAGATATATCTATTATTGATGATCAAGCTGACTTTTTAAGTAAAAACGTAAAGACTGATGAATTAGCTGTCTTAGGTCCAAATCAAATTGCAAAAACTTTTCAAAGCGACCCTGCGATAGCAAGAGTTGCAAAAGCTAATCAAGAATCTAAAATATTAAATAAAACAATTTATGAACAAGTAAACCAAAACCCGTTAAGCTACGGTGGTCAATTGAACAATTCAAACGCAGAGCGTTGGAATCAGTATACTCCTCCAGGAGGTTCGTCTTTTTATGATTTTGTTGCTCTACATCCATCCGGTATGGGTAGAAAAGCAAAGACAGCCATAGATCCAAATATTTGGGTTAATGATATTAAAGCAGGACTGCGAGGTGATTTTGGTGGTGCTAGATATTCTGGTTCAAAATTTAATGGACAAAAAATTAAATTAAGTACAGACGAACTGGCCGATGCCAATATTGCAATTTTTGATAAAGATAAAAAATTAGTAGGTGGATTTTTAAACAATGCGGTTAAAGCTAAGTTTCCGGTGTCTAAAGAAACATTACGTCGTTTAATTGAAAATAGTCCTGCTGGTAGAACAACTTCAAGAAGGTTCGGTCACATCATGGAAGGACCTTTGCAAGATGGGGAAGATTATCTTGATTTACATGATAATTTAATAGCTCATGTTCGTAGAAGATTGCAAAGTCCATTTGTTGCAGACCAAGTTAAAGGTTTTGATTCATTAACAGAACAAACAGATTTATCAAGAACTTTTAATAATTTAGATCGTCTGATAAACGGAGACGGTTATACAGTTTTTAGAAATGATAGATTGAGATTTTTAGAATTTGCACAAGGAGATCCAAAGGGAATCAACGCCTTTCAAAGAACTAATTTTAATATATTAAAAACAACTGATGCAGGCACACCCAAAGATATGAATTATCATCCAGCAAAATTTTTACAAGCAGTAGGAAAATTTGAAGAAAAATTTAACGTTAATCTTATAAGTACAGCTGAAAGAAAAAATTTAGCTAGGCTTAGAAAAACAGCAGATGAAAGTTTAGCAAACGCTACTAAAGCCGGTGCGCCAGACAATTATGACGCGCCATTGGATTATGCAAAAACTGACCATAGTCAACATGACACATACCGTATGTTAGGTGCAGAAAGATATTATGAACAACCTGTATTTTTTAGGGATAAAGATTTTTTAAACAGAGATGGCTTTTTTGACGCAGATGCGTTAGTAACAGGTAAAGGTATGAACGATCATTTTCTTCAATATAAGTTAGGACCTAACCTTGAAAATGGAGAACAGTTGTATCATATGCGTTACAGCATGAGAACAAAGGGCGCTGACGATTTGGCTAGCACTCCAGACGAAAATATTAAAGTTTTTACAATTGATGAAATACAATCTGACATACAACAATCCAATAGAGCTTTACTTCAAGCTGACAAAAACAAAAAAAGAATTAATCCAGTAAATTTAGGGGCATCAAAAAATATTGAAAAAGATTATTTATCAAATCAATATGAAAAAATAAATGAAATGATTAGTAAACAACGCATGGGTATAAAACAATCGGAAATGACTAAAATAAGTACAGAAATTAAAAAATTTAAAAACGCACTTAAAGCTGATCCAGCAGAAGTAAAAAGTTTGCGAGGGTCAGGTAAATTTCAAGAAATTAATCCAAATGCACCACCACAACAAATAAGTGGGCTTTATGAGAGAAATTCAAAAGTTCAAATTGACAGAAATGGGAGAGATGTATCCAATACAGATGTATTTGAAAATATTACCTTTCAACCATTTTTTAATAGACAAGAAATGGCAAACCATAATGTAAAAGAATTAATTAATATGGTTGCCAGTAGAAAGTACAAAAAAGACACTTGGGTTGCAGTCAATCCGGTCGAAAGAATTCATGCTTTAAAAAGAAATCCTCTGATAGGTAATTATGAATATTATGGCACAGCTCAAGGTAAAGCTGGTTTTAAAGGTGGTAAAGCTATGTCAAAAATAAAGGGAGAAGGTGCGGATTCTTTGGCAAGAGATTTTACAAAAGACGATTACAACAAAATGGCTGCATTACCAAAAGCTATGAAACAATTAGCTGAAAAATATGGTACAGAGGCTAAAACTATAAAAATTGCTAAATCAGATCCAAAAAAACCATATAAAATAATTAAAGCTATAGAACCGGAAGGTAGTACTAACTATAATAGCAGGCTTGGCGAAGGTAAATTACCAGAAGATGATGCTGTTTCAGAACATTTAATGGCTTTTAAACATGAACAAGACGCAAGAGATTATATAAATATGTCAGGTAGCAACTTCCGCGTTGAAAGAATAGAGGCAGATGATCCTAGCTTATACTACGAGGCCTATGCTATTAAGGTTACCCCAGACATGAAAGATAAAAACTTTAAATTGTACGGCTATCATAAGGGTGGTATGGTGGTTGACATATTTGCATGGTAAAATTTTAATATGGACAAAAAACCTAAAAAAACTATTGATGCTGATTTAATGGAAAAACTTGAAGTTTTTCAAGATTTAATGAAAAGAAAAAAAAGTAAAATTAAACCGCCAGATTTAATTGGATTAACAAAATCTAGAAATGAAGCAACAAGAAAACTTTTAGCAAAAACTAATGATAAATATAATGTTTTAAAAAATGTTGGACGTGTGCCTTCATCTATGCCTTTTCAAAAAATTAAAGCAAAAAAAGGTACTTATGTAAAAGCTAAATGTAAACTAGGTAGAACAAAAAAAACTAAGGTAATGTAATATGGCTGTCGAAAACAATATTGAAGTAACTCAAGAAGAAATAGATGCAGTTGAGCCTGTTGATGTAGAAATTACTGACGAGGATGCTGTTGAACAAGAACAAGTGCAAGAACAAGAAGAAGACTTTTATGCAAATCTTGCTGAAAATATGGATGAAAGAGTATTGAATGGAATAGCTAATGAATTACTTGGTGATTATAAAAAAGATAAAGAATCTAGAAGTGATTGGGAAAAATCGTACATATCTGGATTAGATTTATTAGGTTTTAAATACAATAATGAAAGCGGACCTTTTCAAGGCGCTAGTTCAGTAACACATCCAATGTTAGCTGAATCAGTGACACAGTTTCAAGCACAAGCATACAAAGAACTGCTACCTTCTGATGGGCCTGTTAGTTCAAAAGTTGTGGGTGCTTTAACACCAGAAAAAGAAGAACAAGCACAACGTGTAGAAGAATTTATGAACTACATGATTACTGAGGAGATGGAGGAATACACTCCTGAGTTTGATCAATTATTATTTTATTTACCACTTGCTGGGTCTGCATTTAAAAAAGTTTATTTTGATGATGTGATGCAAAGAGCAGTCTCAAAATTTGTACCAGCAGAAGATTTAGTAGTGCCGTATTACGCGACAGATTTAAAAGACTGCGAACGTATTACACACTTGGTTCGCATGAGTGAAAACGATATCTTAAAAAAACAACAGATAGGTTTTTATCGTGATGTTGATATTTTACCAAGCCGTATGGACGACAGCGACATAAAAGATAAATATAGTGAATTAAGTGGTGTTAATCGTTCTGGCGATGCTGATGGCGATTATCAATTTAATGTTTTAGAAATGCACGTTGACTTAGATTTAGAAGATCCCGAAGATCAAAGTGATGAAAAAAATATTAAGATACCTTATGTTGTTACATTAGACGAAGGTTCAAGAGAAATACTATCCATTTATAGAAACTATGAACCAAAAGATCCATTATTAAAACGTAAAGAGTTTTTTGTACACTACAAGTTTTTACCAGGTCTAGGATTTTATGGTTTTGGTTTAATACACATGATTGGTGGTTTAAGTAAGACTGCAACTGCATCACTTAGACAATTACTAGATGCGGGTACACTAGCTAACTTACCAGCCGGTTTTAAAACTCGTGGTATGCGTATTCGTGATGACGATCAACCGTTTCAACCAGGTGAGTTTAGAGATGTAGATATTGTAGGTGGTAGAATACAAGATTCTTTCATGCAATTGCCGTTTAAAGAGCCAAGTCAGACATTATTTCAACTTTTAGGCTTTGTAGTACAAGCTGGACAGCGTTTTGCTGCTATTGCGGACATGCAAGTAGGTGATGGTAATCAAAATGCAGCTGTCGGTACGACGGTTGCTCTCTTGGAACGTGGTTCTAGAGTCATGAGTGCCATACATAAGCGTTGCTACTATGCAATGCGACAAGAATTTAGACTTATGAACAATGTTTTTGCTTCATACTTACCTCCAGTGTACCCATATGCGGTTTACGGTGGTGATCGTATGGTAAAACAAGCTGATTTTAGTCCAGAAGTCGATGTTATACCGGTTGCAGACCCAAATATCTTCTCAATGGCACAAAGAATAACTTTAGCGCAGACACAATTGCAAATTGCACAGTCAAATCCGCAAATGCACAATGTACATGAAGCATATCGTCGTGTTTATACAGCATTAGGTACAAAAGACATTAATACTTTGTTAAAAAAACCAGAAGAACCTGAACCAAAAGACCCAGCTATGGAAAACGCAGCTGCATTGCGTATGGAAATACCACAAGCTTTTGAAGATCAGAATCATGATGCACATATCTTTTCACACATGGCGTTTATGAGGACTAGAATGGTACAAATGAATCCAGCAGTGTACGCTTTACTACAAGCACATGTAAGTGAACACATATCTTTTAAAGCAAGAGCTCAAGCTGTTATATTAATACAACAAGAACAGCCAGAACTTATGCAATTACAGGATACCGACCCTGAATCATTTCAACAATTGTTTGAAGGTATTGTCGCAGAGCGTATTCAACTTTTAACTGAAGAATTAGTTGCTCAAGAACAACCATCGGATGACCCATTGGTTAGATTAAAACAACAAGAACTTGATCTACGAGCCATGGACATGCAACGTAAAGGTGAAGAGTTTGTTGCACAAGAACAAAGAAAAGTAGACGAATTTGACCAACGCCTAGATTTAGATAGAATGGAACGTGAAGACAGTGAAGATGCTGGTAAAGAAAGAATACGAGTAGCAGATGATAAATTAGATATCATGCGTGATAAATTGAAAAAAGACACTGGTAAAGGAGGTAAATAATGGCACAAAATATCGGTAAAAGACGTGGTAAATCTCCAATTAAAGTAAGATTAGAACAAGAGCGTAAAGCAGAAAATAAAAATCCTGGAAGTAGAAAAGCATTTGCAAAAGGTGTTGGTACTATTGCAGAAACAGCTTTAAATTTATCAGCCGTTGGACCTACAGTTAGAGGAGTAGGCGCAGCAGTTAAAGGTTATAAAAATTTTAAAAACACACAAAAAGTTTATCGGGGTACAACTCGACAAGAAAAAGGAGCTCGTATTGAAACAGGAAGATATTACACTACTGAAAGGCCTACTGCGATAAGGTACGGAAGTCGAGGTCATTTAGATTTAAATTCAAAATTTACAGGTGTGGTTCTTAGTAAAAGAATACCAAAAAAACAAGTTAAAATTGGGCAAAAAGTTGCTACAAGAAGGAATAGAAGTGGTAAGACAAGAGCTATCTTACCCAATGAACTTATGTTACCGAAACAATATGTAGGTAAAACTAAAGTAGATATACCGGCAACTATTCAATCAAGATTTCAATCATTAAAACACACACTTTCAGATATGAAAGATCCTAAAATGTATAAATTTTCTCGAGAGGCTGAGAAAAAAAGAACTTATACTAAAGATGGAAGACTTGTATTGACAGCATATGGGAAGAAGATGTTAAAAAAAGATAAAAAAGAATTAGGTTATTATGGTGCAAAAGCTCCGTATGGTGCAAAGAAAAAGGGGGGTCTTACTAAAACCATTCCACCTAAACGAGGACCCAACCCACAAGGTTTAAAAAATGGTGGTTGTCCACACCGTGAAGCAGGTGTAAGAAGTCCTTATCAAGGCGTTAGTGGTATTCAAGTCAAAGGTCAAAAATTTACAGGAGTTAAATAATGATTGGACTTATTTTTTCAGGCGTAAGTAA